GCAAAAAAAGATTGTTATTTAACCTAATTATGCGGAGTATGCCGCAAAGCGAAAATTGGAAAGTTGCAAAAAAAGAATTTGATAAATTACATTATTAACGCCCGGGCAACCGGGTTTTTTATTTGTCCAAATTATCTATTGTATTCAAATTTTTAAAAAATATTCTAAAAAGTTATGGACAGAATACGTAAATAGATGTAAACTAGGTACATACCAAGCAAGGGGGTTAATATGAAAAACTATATTACAACGGCAGAGTTGGCCGAAAGTTTAAAAGTAACACGTCAAGCAATTTATAATTGGCGTAAAAAAGGTTTGCCGTTTATCCGCATTGGCGCATCCATTAGATACGAATTACAAGCCGTAGAAAATTGGATCAACGAGCAAAATAAGTAGGTGGCGACATGTCAGAAGGTTTTATTATGTTGCATAGGAAAATACAACAACATTGGATATATGACGAAAAACGTAAATTTTCCAAGTATGAGGCATGGTTAGACATGCTAATGTTGGCCAATCATTCTAATAATAAATTTTTGCTAGGAAATGAATTGATCGAATTAGAAATAGGTCAATTTGTAACGTCAATTCGCAAGTTGGGTGAGCGTTGGGATTGGTCCAATACAAAGGTTAGTCAATTTTTAGAGTTGCTTGTGAAAGATGAAATGTTAAGCGTAAAAAAAGACACCAAAAAAACAGTTATAACCATTGCTAATTATGGGTTTTACCATAACAAGCAAGATGAAAAAAAGACACCAATCGAACGTGAAAAAGACACCGAAAAGACACAAAAACACACAAACAATAATGTAAAGAATGTTAAGAATGAAAATAATAATAAAAAACCTACTAGTCCCAAATTTGAAATTTGCGACATGGAGAGCGCAAAATTATTGTTTTCTAAAATGCAGGAAAATAACGAAAATGTTAAAACACCTAATTTCGATAAATGGGCCGAGGACATTCGCAAATTAAGAACATTGGACAAAAGACCAACCGAGCACATTAATTGGTTGATTAATTGGAGCCAAAAGGACGAATTTTGGAAAACCAATATTTTAAGTCCGTCAGCTTTACGCAAGCAATGGGACAAGCTAACTATAAAAGCTAAAGCCGAGCATTTAAAAAAGCAGCGATTAGGGCAGCAGCCACAACAAAAACAAATTGATTGGGAGAATGTTTGATTATGGATCAATTACCAATTAAAAAATTAGAGCGGCAAGAATTAGTTTTATTGTTTAGGATCATTACAGAATACTATGATAATTTTTCCGTAACGAGCGAGAAAGTAGATGCATGGTATTTGATTTTAAGAGATTCAGATTTTAACACTTTAAAAACTAATTTGCTGCAACATATTAAAAACTCATCATTTGCACCAAAAATAAAAGATTTATTGAATACTAGAAAGCCGGACGAGGTTGCCCGATATATTCCCGGAGTGGAAGAAACGCAAGCATTGCTTAAAACTTACGAGGATAAACGAGAACGCGTTTTAAACGATCCAAATATAAATATAGCCAAAGAGCGCGCAACGGCCGAAATTAGGCGAATTTTAGGCAAATAACGAGGTGTTAAACTAATGCACGCATTAACCGAAGATAATTTATATAACATTGAGGCGGAAACGGCGGTTTTAGGTTCAATATTTTATGAGCCGGAATTAATTAAAGAGTGTCCATTAAACCCGGGCCAATTTTCACCGGGGCGCCACGCTAATTTATTCCATACAATGCGTTTGTTAGATTCTAAAGACATTCCAATTGATATGGTTACAATGATTAAAACATTAGGGGCCAAATTGGACCGAGTGGGCGGCATCGAGTACATAAACGAAATAAGTGCATCAATGCCAACCGCTGCAAATTTCCGTTTTTATTGCGATATTGTTATAGAGTTTTACCAAAAGCGCCGAGCGATCCAAATAAGCAACGACATTAAGCAAGCTGCAATTGACGGCAACCCATTAGACGCAATACAAACAGGGGTTACGGACTTAATGGAGATTGAAGAAAGCGGCACCGACGAGGACGACGGGGAAATAAAAGAGGCCCTATTTGAAATGTTTAACGACATTGAAGGGGCAACCGGAGAAATTAACGGCATTATAACCGGTTTTAATGATTTAGACCGTATGACCGGAGGACTAAAAGGCGGGCAATTTGGAATTATTGCAGCACGTCCAAGTATAGGGAAAACGGCATTTGCTTTAAATATTGCAACAAATGCAGCATATAGCGCGTTGAACGAAAACGGGGACGTAGTAGCGGTATTTTCGTTGGAAATGGCAAAAAAAGAATTATTAAAACGTTGTGCGGCAACGATCGGAAATATTAACGCTCAAAGCATGAAAAGTGCCGGCATTAGCTTTACGGCCGAGGATTGGGGCAAATTGACAAATGCAATGGACGTACTTGCTAAAAGCGACGTTAAAATATTTGATAAAGCCGGTATTGACGTAAATTATATTTGGTCAAAGGTTAGAAAACTAAAAAGACAAAACCCGGGGCGCCGGATCATGGTTATTATTGATTATTTGCAGCTTATACAGGGCAGCAAAAAACATAACGGCAATAGACAGGCCGAAATTGGAGAAATAAGCCGTACATTAAAAACTATGGCCCGCAAATTGGGCGTTGTAGTCATTGCATTAAGTCAGTTAAGCCGAGGCGTAGAGAGTAGGCAGGATAAACGCCCTATGATGTCAGACATACGAGAAAGCGGCCAAATAGAGCAGGACGCCGACATAATAGCGTTCTTATACCGCGACGACTATTACGACAAGGAAAGCGAAAATAAAAACATTATCGAGGTAATAATAGCAAAGCACAGGGACGGCCCGGTAGGTTTGGTAAACCTAGCATTTATAAAAGAGTATGGAAAATTCGTTAATTTGGAAAGGAGGTCCGTTTAATGCTTAAATGCCCGGATTGTAACGTTGGAATGATTTGGCAAAGTGATTTTACATGTGAAGATACAGACGGTTGCGAGTGCGAAAATGGGATAGTTAGTTTTCACCATTGCAGCGAGTGCGAGGAATTATACACATATACAACAAATTGCGACAATTTAGAAGATGGATTAGAAAAATGTGGATAACTTTCTAATTTGTGGATAACTTACATTTTTTACACTTTAAAAGGAGGGGTAATTTTGAAGGAATGTAAAGAGTGCGGCGGTACGGGTTTAGTGGTGAATGATAAGTATTGTAAATGCATTGATGGGAGATTGTTAAAAGCAAAGCATACGGCGACATTGAAAGCGGTAGTAACGTCAAAAGAAGATAAAACCGCTGCAAAAGTTGAAAAGCTGCAAGAGGAAAATAAACGTATTAGGCGTATACCTTTAATTGTTGGGGATTGGGTACAATTTCAAGATAGAGTTGGTATAGTAACAATAATTGATGAGTATAACAATCAATTCCGATTAGAGGCACCAACAAAACCTTACGCGGCGGCATGGGTTACATACAACGGCCAAACACCATTGCCATTGGAAAGGTTTAACGATCCGGCAACATTGCGGCAATTGGTAGACATGGCCCTAATGTTTAAGGACAAAGATTGGTTTAATGAATTAACAGGAGGGAAAAACAAATGATTAATTTTGAAAAGTATTTAAAACCCGAGGAAATGAGCGAATTAAAAAAAGCTATTAGTGAACAACCGGGCCTATTAACTAAAATCGAGCAGCACATGGCAAACCAATTATACAAGGATGCTAATTTTGCATGGCAACGCACGCAAGTTAAGCAAATTATAAAGGGCGCTGAAAAGTATCCGGAGCCATTAAACCCGTTCTCATGGACAGGCACGGAATTAGTTGAGCACGCATTACAAGAAAGTGTTGACCAAGTGCATTATTTAACGGGGTTATTGGCCCAAATTAAAGAGTTAGAGTTATGGGCCGATAAATACAAAGAGGACGCTATTTATTGGAAAAATAAGTACCATAGCGTATGCAATGAGTTAGATAAAGCAAGATCATTAGAAATAACTAGAATTAAGGGGGAGTAATTTTATGAAAAGACAATTTACGGCGGGAGCAGCGGCGAAAAGGGAAGTTAGAAAGTTAAATGTTTTATTAAAAGACGTACAGGCGCACGCATTAGGTATTATTAATGATTATGACAAACACGTTGCTAAATTAAAGGCTCATAACATTAATTTAAAAGTTGCTAATATGAAACTAGAAAACGATCATAAATTAGTTGTTGCAGATTTAAAAGAAAAGCACGCATTGGCCGTTGAGGATGCTAATTTTCATAAGACAATGAACAATATTGCAGCAGAGGAAGAAAAACGAGCGGCAAAAACGTTATTGGATCAACATAAAATTATTCAGCAGCAAGGGAAAGAAATATTTCAATTGGAAAATGATTTATACGATATGAAACGTAGACGGGACGGTTTAGTATCAATTTTAACGTCCCTTATTATCAGCATTATTATTTTATTGGTTTGGTGATATTATGGACAAGCAGCAAAAGAAACGCATTAGAATTGAGATTAATAATTTACTAGACAATAGTTGTGGACCTTGTACAACGGCGGCGTGTGATAAATGCGCCGTTAAGGTTCATTTGAATAAATTGTCAAGCATGTTGGACGTTAGAGAGCCGGAGCGAGTGGAGCCAATAGAGATTAAAAAGCCGAGAAAATCAAAATTACATGATATAGACGTTTATTTTGAGTTGTTCGACATGGGCCTTATGAATGTCCAAGTGGAACAAATGTTAAAAGTATCGGACAGGACCGTTGTTAAAAAGCGCAAGTTGTGGAAAGATGCAAGGGGTTTAAGGACCTATGAGGCATCTAAAAAACATGAGCACTATAAACAAAGAGTTGATTTAAAACATGAAGAATTTGTAATATTATTCGATCAGGGGTTAGGGTTTACAAAAGTAGGTAAACAGTTAAACGTATCCCGTACAACGGCATACAGGCATTACAAGCGTTGGAAGGAAGAAAAAGAAAATGTTTAATAAGGGGTATTTATGTATTAATCACGGTCCCGTGCAAGAAAGTGTTAAGCGATCCATTAACAAAGTAAAACATGATTGC